TGTCTCCAGTTTCGGAATGAGGTGCAGGATCACGCCGTCCATCGGGCCGTTGTATGCGGTCGGGAGCGGGAGTCCGATGGGGGACCATTGGCTTGGCCTCGCGGTCCCGTTGGTTTCAATCTTGGCGACGGGGTATGAGCCGAGCACGTCAACCGCGCCCACTGACAGGATATAGACGGGCTTGCCCGCGGCTTGGTAGTCGGCGGCAATGTCGATCAACTTCGGATGGCCGTCGAAAATCACAGGGGCATCGTAGTTGTCAATGGATTCGATTGGGGTGTTGGTGTCGAAAAGTACCTTGTGTCCGGCTTGCGCGATACTTTCAATGCAGGCGCCGGCCCATTGTTGTGGCTTTGCCCCGGGATACACCGCCAACCGCAACGGCCCAACCCCAATCATCTGGAAATGGCGACAGGCGTCTTCCCCGTCGTAGATCTGGCCAGGCTTCCACATGCGATTCTTGAAAAAACACCTTCGCAGGCATTTCCACTTCTTGGCCATAGAGATTCCCCTCTCTGGTTAGGGGCGCCGAGCATGGCGCTCGACGCCCCCACGGTTTCTGCTACGAAGTGGCCGGGTCCGGCGAGATGTAGGCGTTGACCTTGCCTGCGGTCGCGCTCGATCCGACGATGATGTACCCGACATTCAGGTATCGGCGGTTGTCCTGCGGGATCGCGAGCAGCGCCAGCCGCTGGCCGATGAGCGCGTCCGCCAAAGCGACAGCCGGGGCCGTCGCGATCACGGCGAACGTGATATCGTCAGCCGAGTCTTTGAGCACCACCTGGATGCTCGTGCATGTTGCAAAGTCGACTGCAACATCGACCACGAGGAAATGCTCAGCAGCGCGCCCCAAATCGGGGATTCCCGAGCCGCTGTCATAGGAGTCCGTCGAATCCGCCGAGGCAGTCACGGCCTGGAGGTCGGATAGTGTCAGGATATTGTCGATCATGGTTCGTTGTCCTTTCATGGACCGTTTGATCACGCCGCTTATGTGATGGCGTCCTCAGTGGACACGATGGCGTCCACACGCCGGACCGGTACGCCACTGAAAAACAGCGTGGGAACCCCGCCGAACTGCTCCAGGCCATAACGGATGTTGTTGTGGTCTTTCGCGGCGATGTCCATCTGGGTTTTGACCGTCCGGTTGACGTAGATTACCGCGTCGGTGCGGTCGTTCGGCAGATCGTTGAGCGCCTCGATCAAGAGATCCTCATCGAACGTGTTGGTGGATCCGCTGGTCTCGATGTTCGCAACTCGCTTCATGGCGCGGCTGTCTTTCACAGCCAAGCCAAGACGCCACTGGAACAGGGAGACATATGCCTCCAGTTCCTTGCTGTCGGCGTCTAGCACGGTCCGCACACCGAGATCCCGCATGGCGAGGCCGGTGATCGAAGCGAATCGCGGGACTACGCCGTACACGTACTTGAATCCCCACTGGACCACGTAGATGCTGGTCAGGTCGCTTCCGGAGCCGCCGTTGTCATAGACTTCGTCGGCGAGGATAGAGTCCTGGCGCGCGGCGAAGCCGCTGAACTCGTTCGGGTCAACGGCATTGTTGCCGTAGAACAGGTTGCTCGCCATGGTCTGGCCGAGCCCTTCGATGAACGCCTCATCTTCCGTGCGCCGGAAGTCGACGGGGTTCGGGGCCATGTCGACGAGCGCCTCGTCCTGGTTGCTTCTCGCTTCCAGCAACGAAATGGGCTCATTGACCTTGGACGTTTCCGAGGCCTCTTTGTCCACGCCTTCATTGATCCCGCGGAATGCACCCGTGGGCAACGAATTGCGGCGGACGACCTGCTCAACGTGTTGGTCGGTCGATTGGCGGATGGGAATGTCGCCAAGAATGGGATTGCTTCTGTCCAACACCTCCGCGATTTCCATGATGTTGGAGTCGCCGGTCCGTTGGGCCAGCTCGATTAGTGTCAGTGCTGTGGGCATAGCTCAGTGTCCTTTATGGTTCCATGCTTGGATATACGAGCCCGTCCGGCTTGTCGCTGGCCCCGGATTGCGAATACTCTCCGCCGCCGGTACCTCTGCGCTTGCTCGGGGCTAGGTGGTGGGGGTTCTGTTCCCCCCAGACCTTCAGGGCTTTGTCGATGGACAGATCCTCGGTTACTGGCTTGCCTTCCTTGTCGAAGGTCATCTTGAAAGTGTCCGAGAACTCGCCAGTCGCTTTGCCCGTCTCGTCCTTGATGGGCTCGCGTGTGTGAACGGAAAGCAAATGGGGAACTACATCGAGAGCCGGTTTGTTGAACCGGGCACCCGCTGCGCCGAGCACGACGTTTCGCACTTGGTCTTTCACGCGGGCATCTCTCTCGGCCTCGTAGGCCGCTTGGTTCTCGCTGGCCTTCTTGTTCGCAGTGTCGAGCTGCGTTGCCACCTCGCTGGCGGCGTGCGCCTCGGCTTGGCCAAGCTTGGATTCAAGGACCATCTTTTCGGTCTGGAGATCCGCGAGCAGCTTCTCGGTGTCCGCGCTCTTTTCGACCTGTTCAGACAGGGTCTTGATCGTCGCGGTCAACCCGTCGAGCTTGGCCTTGTGGGCCTTGTTCGACTTGGCAAATGCGGCGTCCATTTCAGCCTGGCTCTTGGCGCCCGTGACGGTGACGGCTTCGCCATTGATCTCAACAACGGCGCCATCATCGCCTACAAGCTGTCCCTCTGCGTTCATCGTGTAAGGCATGTCATTCCTCATTTCCGGGCTTTACGCTGCCCGTGCGCGTCCGGGTTTCAAATGGGATGTCCCGTGTCCCCCGCAGTAGTTCGCCCCTGCGTTGGGCGTTGTGGCGATTCGGCCTCGCTGGCCTATTCATCGCCCGATACCTCTCCCGAGCTACGCCGTAGACTTGCCAGCGCGGCCTGGGTCAATTCTTCCGTTCGTGCTTTGGCCTCTTGTGCAGCCGCGGCGAGTTCTGCGTCGATGTCCTCTACCTCCACCAATTCGCCCGCCACAACGGCCTGTAGCGCCGTCCTCTTGGTAATCACGCCTTCGCCTACCAGTTCCGTCAAGGCCGAAATCATCGTCGCCTCGATGAACTTGTCATCGAAGTCTCGGCTGTACTTGACCTCGGTGGCATCGGCGGGTACTTCTGGGTCTGTCCATTTCCCCATTAGATCCCAGCACTGGTTTTCGTTGGATTCGTATCGGACGGACACCTCAGATAGGGACGATGTGAACACGCGCCGATCTTCCCGCTGCGAGTCCGCGGATTGCACCTGGGCCGTATCCTTCGATGAAATGAACAACATGAGAGCGAAGATCTTGCGCTGGTAGGTTTCGATGACTTCGTTGACGCCGTCCACAGCCGTGCCGGCGGGCTCCAGATACTTGATATCGACCGTCTCGCCAGCCATACTCTTGAGCCACATGCCCTTGCCGGTGTCGAGCTTCGCGACGTTCTGAGGGCCGATAACGACTGGGAGCGGGTGCGATGCAAGTTGCATGAACCAGTCGCGATCCGACTGTTGGTTGTAGACGGCGAGAATGTGGCCATGGACGGGCATTGTGATGGGCCATCCGGAGAACGATGTGCGCGGCTTCCCTAGCCACGGGATAAGGGGGACGGCTTCGCAAGGGTGAGCGCCCCATTCAGTCCTCTTGAACTTATCAATGGTCTTGTCTTTCTCGTCCGCTCGCTGCCAGATTTCCCAACGGTCGCGATACCAGATCTTCCACTGTTCAACCGCTTCGATTTCTTCGCCAGCCGTCGCGCGCGCCTTCGTGGCGGTCTGCTTCACAACGGCCCAGTTCAGTTCAAGGTCTGTGCCGACTTCCCAATCGATGACGGCGGCGCCTGCGACTTGCTCGAAGAATGGGCGGTCCCCGGCGGCGTCCTCGTCTGCTTTGCTTACGCGGTCCTTATCGGGTTTCGTGTGGTCAACAGCAACCCAATGGATGCCATCCGCCTGGGCGTTCTCGGCCACGTCGAAGAAAAAGGAGTTGGCATCCGTGCCTTTGTTGTCCACGTCGCCGGCCCATTCTTCGAGGCCCCCGAGTTCGCGTGTGGCGGGCTTGGAAAAGAGCACAGCTTGCCGCGCGGTGATGATCTTTTCGGAGTAGGGATCGAACACGGCACGGCTCAGGCGCTTATTGTAGTCTTCAACCGCTTCGTTCTTTTCCCGGAAGAGATACGCGGTCTTCTTTTCCTTGATGACGCGCGCGCCTTCAAAGAAGTCTCTCCCCCGGATCCGTTCGGCTTTGGTGGCCTTGTACGCGGGATTTTCTTGAGTAAGATCCTTGCCCATGCGCATAGAATGGGCTACCGTACCGCGCCAATGGAAGGGGTTACAGCTGGATTTAGAACATGCCGACGCCGGCGAGCGGGTCTTTCGAGGACTCGAATTTCGGCTGATTCAGGTGGGTGTAAATGGCGTAGCGTAGCCCGTCGATCAAATGGTCTGCGAACTTGACGGGGGCCTCCATGAGCCGCCCGTCCTTGTCTTCTGCCCATTTGTAGGTAGCGGCTTCCTTGTTCAGATTGCCATTGCTGTGGCGCGTGTAGATCGCCTTGGATCGGAGAAAGACGATGCCAGCATGAACGGACCCGGGCCCCTTGTTCGCGGGCTTCACGTTCCACCCATCCCGGCACAGTTCCTCAATTCTGTCGGGTTCGGCTGAGTCGGCATAGATAGGCAAGGTGCGCGACACGTCTAGTTCTGCCATCCGCTTGGCAAGGTCCGCGGTCGTCATCTTGCTCTCGTAGACCAGCTCTGTGGGGAAGTATTCGCCGTCACGCTCGCCGACTTCAACCAGGGCCATGGGATGGTTGAAGCCAAAATCGAGCCCATACCATTTGTCATGGAACGATTCGGGCCATTCCTCCAATATGGGCCATGGCTCGTAGATGAGGCCCTTGAGCACGCCCCAGAGGCCCTCTGAGTAGATACGCCACAGGCCATTGTCCCGGGTCTTGAGGCCTTCGAGCATGGCCACATAGGGCGCGTCAAGGAATCGGTTGTCCCGGTACGTTGTCCGGACCGTGCGGACGGTCCTCTCTTGCTGGTCGAAGAATCGGGCCTTCAGCCAGTGCATGGCCGATATAGGGTTGAAACTGAGCATGATCTGCTTGTACGTGCCGAAGCCTCGCAGGCGAAGATCGACTTGACTGAGATCGTCTTCAACACATTCGGTGGCTTCCTCGATCCAAAACGACGTGATGCCTGTAATGGACTTGAGCTTCTCGGCGTCATCCAAACCCGAGAAGATGATTTGATTGCCGTTCGGAAGGAAGGTGAATGTCATATCCGTCTTGTTCGTCGAGAAGTAGTTCGACCAGCCCCATTGCGAAATAGTCCGCTGAAACTCAGTCCAGGTCGAGTGGCGGTGCGTCTTGGACACCTTGCGCAATACGCAGATCTTGTGCCGCTTCTCCATGGCGATCCGGGCTAGGATCTTCTGGACACAGAAGACGGACTTGCCGCTACCGGCGCCGCCCATCAGGACGAGGGTGCGATGTTCGTCCCAGAGCAGGGGGTAGTACGTCGGGTTGACGGCTTTCTTGAGGCCGCGTAGGTCTACTGTGGTTCTTGGCATTGGCTAGTTATTGCCATCCAGCCGTTTCTTGCGCTCCAGCATCATAGCGTCGGCGATGTCGAAAGATTCCCTCGCGACGCTGTGCGAGCACCTCCCTGGCCGCCGCACAAGCCCGGCGATCGCCGACTTCGCGAAGTCGTCCCAAAGCCAGCGCGGCGCGGCGTACTCGTAATCTGTTTCATCCGGGAATCGGTCCGCGTTCGTGATGGGCTGAAATTGCACGTCTTCGCCAATGTATTCGTCCAGAAGCCCACGGGATTCTAAGTTTTGGCGGGCAGCTTCCCCGGTCAACAAAGACCCATCTTCAAGTTCAACTCTCCAGTCTCCGCTCATTCCTTTGTGTCCGCTCATTCCTTTGTGTCCTCCGTTTCTGGTTCCGCCTCTGGCGTCACGCCCGCCGCCTCTTCCTTCCCGTAGTCCTCCGGCATGAGCACCTTGATCGTTCCGTTGGTCTCGACCAAGGTAGGCGCATCGAGGCCCAACAGAGCGCACCGCTTCTCGATGACGGCCCGGATCTGCGCGAGGAATGCCGGGTTGCCGTCGCGGCCATGCACTTCCTTGCTTTTCTTCCTGGTCGTGCCCCCGCCATGTTCGCCGCCCGTACTTTCGGAGTCTTCCGTTCTGTGCTTCTCGGCGTCACGCCTGCTGCGCTCCCACGCCTCCCACGCCTCACATTCCAAGTTGTTGAGCTTCGCCAGTTCAACCGCCCGGCGCTTGTCGATGTTCTTGATGCCTTCATGCGTCCATCCCTTGATGATGGCACGGGTATCCTTTGAGATGGTCATTGCACTGATTGGGTACGGCTTTTCGTAGACGCCGTCCACTTGGCGCGAGTCGTTCAGCATCACCTTCATGGACTTCTGGGTGTAGCCACGACGGAACCAC